CGATGAAACAACAAGATGTTGATCAAACGTGGCTTTGTAGTACTTACCTTTGTAGTGTAGTTCCATGGGTGTTCTATCAGGGATAGGCCCATCGTCGTTCATCAGCGCATGCTGGAACGTTAATAAGTACCGCTCCTTCAGCGGTATTACGTTTACTACTCTACCTCCAATTGTCAACTCGGCTATTTCAACTTCAGCTTGTGCTTCAGAATGAAAAACTCCTCGTTGAAACTTGGGTCGTGATTGATTTGCTTTTCGGGTGGTCTTTCGGGGTCGTGCAGACTCAGCTCCAAATGTGATGTTTTCAGTCGCCTTACGGCGCTTGATCAAACCGGCAACTCCCATGAAGAGAGCCATTAAGCCGGCCATTCGGAATCCTTGCATGAAGAAGCTTTTAAAGGCTCCTCCTACAGTCTGCATTCGTTCGGGGTAGCCATTGGATGAAGTAAAGAAGGCCCATGCATTAGATACATCTTGTATAAGCTGATCTAAGCAGGCTTCTCTATAAGCATCATAGTTGTTACATAGTTCTTCTGGGTAAAATCGTTCTCCATTTCGAGTCTTGTTAACCATCTCATTAATACCTAAATTTAGGTCTATATGATCAGGGCATCTCATCTCTTGGTGGTGGTCACTCTCTCCAGAATCGTGTCTATGTCCAACTTGTCGCTTGCATCCAATAGCAGCGCAGGGGTGTCGGTGCATTTCCATCGGGTTGCAACCTGTGTGCGTGCGCACATCGGTCAAGGGTCGAGGGTCAACTTGGTAGTTAAGGTGTTCATCACATAACCAGGGCGGGTGTAAAGATTCGTATTGAATAGGCTGGATTAATTCCAGCTGTCCTTCATCGCTCATCTTCATCTTCATTCGGTGGCAGTGATTAACAATCCTAGTACAGTGGGGTTCAGCACACATATGTGTGTGTACCCTACCATTACTTCCATGGGGTTGATTTCCTCTAGGGTCGGTGGCTTGGTGGGGGGCATCGGCGTCAACAAACTCGTCTTCATCACTACTGGTAGATGTTATCTTCTTTGCGTAAGTTTTAGCAAAGCTTTCTAGTTCAATTCCTCCTTCAGAATCATGAACCATATTTAACATATCATCAGCAGTAATCTCCTTCTTCACTCTCTTCTTCTCATCAGGGCAATTTTGTCTAACGTTGCACGTCTTACAAAAATATCCATCGTGTTTATTATGATTAAAAACATGTCCACAACACTTGTGGGCATGTTTAAATCCTTCAGAAGAGAATTTGTTGTCGGGGGGTGGGGTGGTCAAATCGTCGTCGTCGGACTTTCCAGAGAAAAGTCCCATCAATGCTTCAGTGATCGAAACCGGTTGTTTCGGGAGCTCAAAAGAGTCCCTAAGAATTTCATTCAAAACCGCTTCTGGATCCTGGTTCTGTGTCATTCCACCTAAAAAGGCTTCAGCAACAGCAGAACACACATCTTTATGGGATTCAAATCGTGCTTGTAGTTGTTCACATAAAACGTCAAAGGTCATCCAAGGACTAGCCTTGACTTCCCAATTGGCACAAAATTGTCCAGGCAAAAGTCTAAACTTAGCCCAAACAACTTGTCGTACTTCGGTTCTTGTAAACTTTGAGAGATCCACGGTGTTAGTATCCTTATCAGGATTCACCAAGGCTATCTCTACTACAAACTCTCTTCGTCTCTGAAAAGCATCGGGGTTGATTTCGGGGGGTCGGTCATACGGGGTGTTATTAATCGTAATAACTCCTTCGGGGGCAGCAGTGGTACCTTTTATACCAACGGCAGCGCTGTCAACAGAGGCCATAGGTGGCGCAAATTGATTTGTACTAACTAAAGTCAAATACTCTTTGGCCAATCTGGTCTTGTCATCAGTGTTGCCAACCATAAACTCGTCCATTACTATTATGGGTTGGGTTAAAAAGGCACTCCAGAATTCATCACTTGGAGATCTAAAATAGATATCCTGCTCAGAACGTCCAAAAACGCGTGCAATCAATTGGGATGTTATCAGGGTCTTTCCTACTCCAGGCTTCGCAGCAACGTGGAAGCTGAAGGGGAGTCGTCGTGTTCCGGGGGTGTGTTTCTGTTGATTCACAATGGTACTTAATTGAAGTAACTTCGCATAAGTAAATGCAATCGACATCTTCGTGTCTCGATTGGTCACTCTCTGCATTAGGGAGCTTCCTACTCTCATTGCTTCATTAACTTTATCAGCGTAAAACTTGGTTCCAAC